CCATCAAGTCCGCCCGCCGTGTTCCAGGTGTCCTTCGCCGGGAGCTACGATCTCTTTCAAGGAGTTAAATTATTATAATCAACTCTAAAAAATTATAAATCATAAATCATAATTTATTTTTGTATTCAAATATTAATTGTATTTATTTTACAGGTTCAATGTGCGCCTGCCACCGGTCTGTTTTTTGCTCGCGGTTTGCCTTTTAGAGTTCATTACATCGGATGTAACACTTTCCAAAATACTGGCAATCTCGTCATCGTCATCTAATGAAATCGTCTCAATACGGTTCTGGTTCATATTATATCCGGTACTAACATCTTCAATATCATCGTGAATGTCCCTGATAATGGTCTCTATATCAACATCATTGCCACGCTGTTGAGGAGGCGAAGGGCGCTTGGTAGTCATATTAGGTGGGGGAGGCATTTTTGGATTGCCACTACCCATTAGATTTGACATCATACCAAATAGGCCGCTCATACCGCCTTGTTGAGGTTCTTGCGAGGCTTGTCCGCCGCCAAACATATTCTTACCAAGTTGATTTACAGAGGCTTGCTGGAACTGCTTCATTAGATCAGGATTAGCACGCAATACTTCCTCTACACCAGGCAGGGGCGTTTTCTTGAACATACTGTTTGTAAGATGGAACATGAANGCGGAGCCTGAAAGAGACATCATTAGTCGCAATTCAGGCGCCATCTTCTTACCAGCACCCTTGTATTTGTCATGAAGTTCTTCAAAAATGTCATCATAATCGTTAATGCTCTCATGAACCTGTTCGCTCCAACCATCCAGCTTTACTTCAAAAGGATCAAAGCGTGTATTTAGGAACTCAATACCCGTAACAAGAGCCATCATCATTTTGCGCTGGAAACGCACACTGGCATCTACTTCTTTTTCACGCAGAATACGATGATATTCGGCACGCATTTCTTCCAGATCGGATTGAACACTAAATTTACGAGGAAGCCTATATCCTTTGCTTTCCAGACGTTCCAATTGATAGAGGATCTCGCGCTTCTCATTCATCTCTGCCTCCATACGACCACGCTCAGAAACCATACGAGCTGCTGTAGGATCTGCGTATGCTCCTCCATTTCGGTTCATATTTGTATTTGTATTCATACGAGGTTGTATAGGAGCATTGTCAGAAACATAGCTTTCTGTATCATCTGCTTCGCTCTCCGTATAATCTGTTCCATCTCGGCTATCTTGTCCACTTGATCGTGATATAACATCGCTTGAAACTTTACGCATATTAATCAATGGGTCTACTCCACCAAATCCTTGTTGGTTTGACATGGCGGATGAATTGTTGAATGGTCGCGGCATCTGTGGCATCTGTGGCATTTGTTGCATTCCGTTATCAGGAATACGGAAAGGGCGGGAGTTATCATTCGCGCCAATCTCGAGTACATCGTCTTCGTCATCGCTGCGAAGCAAAATAGAGGGTCCTTGCATCATACTTCTCTTATATCATGAAATGTATATTTACCTTTAAACCTTAAACGCGATCTATATGTTCATAGTAAAGGGGCTTATTAGGATCATATTCTTTCTTGCCCAGCTGACGGCCTGAAGAATACTATCTGCCAGATCATCCCCTTTGCGATGACAATTGAAATGGTGTTGAATCGCGGTGTCATGCGATATATAATGCTTACATAATTGAACTGCTAACCATTTATTTACTTGATATGGCTTACTATATACAGGCGCGTTCTTGCGTAAATTTTCGGCGTATTCTCCGTGTCCTTGAAGCTTTAGGGAGGCATTAATCATATATACAGAGGTTATAATACCTTCCCAGTGTCGTCGCAACATAAAATAGTTATAAATCGCCATCTGTACGGACTTCATTGTTCCGTTCAAATGGGATGGCTGGTTCTCTATGAGCACATAATCAATTTGTTCAACTTGGAACTTGGTACGAAGATTGTCTATGAGCTCATCCATATGAGCATATACGCGAAGGGTTAATTCCTCTATCGTAGGGCGCTTCTTCTCATCTGGTGTCTGTAATTGAATAATATCCCAAACCATAATCTCCGTAAGAGGCGTATTATGAATAGCATCACTNNCCTGCTCTGTTCGTAACGAACAACATGCCAGATTACGGATACCTATGTCAAATGATATTATTACAGGCATGATGGATCCTAATATATAGTGATTTTTGTTATATTCTTATTTGTCTTTGTCATTTTTGAATAAAAAGAAGATGGATAGTTTTTAGAACCCAAAACACCTCTTTTGGGTTCTAAAAATTTAGTGAGCATTATTTTGTGATGAATTTCCTAATCGTTTACGCTTCATATTATTCCAAATACCCTTCTGTATCTGCTGTATGATTGTAGGACTATAGGTGCGAATATTATTTTTAAGAATAATCTTAGTTATATAAAGCCAGAAATCATCTGTTTTGTACATAGCATTTAGTTCGGCTATATTACGACAGTGTTTGGCAAGCCATACATATTGGTTTGCTAACACTTCTGTCCGGTCTGTACTTTGTTGCTTTACTGGACAAATAAGACTTTGATTCACGAGTGAAAGTATATGTTGTTGGATAGATGGATTTGACATAGCATCTGCTGGTATTAAATCTAACAACGGTTCAAACAATGTGAAATTGTAGTCTGGGCATAGCAACAGACGATCGGTTCTATCTAAAAATACGGCATTGTTGTCTATAATCATTAACTGATTTTCTAAAATATAAGACTGTTCCTGACGCGAATAAGGTTTTGTTCCTTTTACAGTAATCGCCCTCATAATACGAGGCATAATCTTATGTAGCGATTTGCGATAATTGCCTGCTCCATCTACTACACAGTCCGGTCGTGTAAAAAGGGGTCGGTTGAACTTGATATTGTGTTGTTTTTCAATCCATGAAATTTCCTGATGAGCCCAGTCTTTATGACTTGCCGTATATACAAAGAAATGGACGTTGTTATATATTTTTTTCATGGCATGAACAAAGCTTGCTACGCCTGGACGAACAAGACTTTGATCCGGACTATACGCCCGTGAACAAGTTGAAATAGACGGCACTCTGTAGCCCATTTTTTTCAATATTGTAAGAAGACTGTACTGTTGTGTCTGATAGGAACAATTGCCTATTAGTGTCCCGTCAATATCAATGACAAATACATAGGGAAGGTCTATACCCATACTCTATAGTAAGGGTACGATTTTCTATGCGGCAATCGGTAAGGAAGACGCCGGAGCTACACATTTCACACGGATCTCGCGTAGTTCTTTGGATAATTTGTCATAGGTTGAGGTAAGCTTATATAGAAGCGCTATAAGTAAAATGATTACGATAACTGCGACAAGGTTCATAGGTTCTACGGTATATATCTGTATTTAAGAGAGATGATATATATTCAAGCGTACGGTAAAATATTTTCTCTATCTCTATTTGAGTCACTTATCCCTCTCCCCAAAAACAGCGGGGGGGGAGAGGAGAAGGGAGGGAGACTCATAAAAGGTGGTTTGACCGGTAAATTATAGGTACCTATTTTGCGATTAAATTGAGAATTTTAATTGATAATTTAGTATCTAAAATTAATTTAAATTACACAAAACAATGAAAAAATTACATTGTTTTATGCTTAAAGTAAAAAGCNNGAGATTTACATTCAACAGCATTGAAAAAAAACGCCTTTTTATTTCCATAATTTTAAAAAATTTCAAAAACTTTCAAAAACTTTCATAAAATGTTGAAATTTTTCAATGCTGTTGAATGTAAATTCCGGCTTTTCATTTTTAAACATAAAAACGACATAATTTTACATAAAGCAATGTAAAACTCATTTTTATTTCAATTTAATCGCAAATTACCGATTAATTATCATTAAATTAGCTATATAGGCTATATTAGGGCATTTCAGACATCTTGCCTTTAGAGGGTTTGTACTGTTAGAGGGTATTTTTATCAATTTATTCGGTAAATGTTCAATTAAATCTTTTTTATACCTAAAATGTCAAATTTTAA